CAAGGCTGTAAATTACGCACTCGTTAAATAATATGGCACTATTAGGATCATCCGTTGACCCGCGCCTGTTTGTTCAGGACTACTCAGGCTTTACCCGCGCTGCCGACATTCAAGGTCAGAGCATGGCTAACATTGGAGCTGATATTGGAGGGATTGCAAAACAATTCGGAGAATATAAGAAGCAACAATCTGAACAAGAGAAGCGAGTAAAGTCTGCTGAACTTGTTGCTAATGCCATTGCTAAAAGTTTTCCGACACTTGCTCCAGTTGCTATGGAGGCCCAGATGATAATGGGAGACAAAAACAATTCGTTGCAAGATCGGGTTGCTGCCGCGGACGCTGTTGAAAAAGCATTGAACATTGGAATCAGCAATGCGTATAAAGAACGTGAATTTGGTTTGCAGAAAAGGCAACTTGATATTGAAGAGGGGCAAGGAATTCAATCGGCATTGATAAAGCGAGCCGAGTTGGAAGCTGAGGCTCGTAAGCCCGGACCAATTACTGATGTTAATGTTCCCGGGGGAGTAATGCAAATGGTTCGCAATCCACGAACCGGAGTTTTGGAGCCAATTCAGGTTAGCGGACAAACTCCAGCTGATGGAATTACAAGTGCGCTAGGAGACGGTCCCCCTATGGATATTCCAACAATCGATGGAATAATTGTTCCAGCAAACGAAGGAGTTGTTTCACAAGACGGAACTACGGTTTCATATTTAGGTAAGCAATACACAGTAGATCCGGGAGTCCTGCCTGCACGCCCCACTAACAAACAAGCTGCGGGAATTGACGGTGCTATTTCTTTAACTCCAACAACTGCCACTCCTGTTGTTAACGACGGTGTTGGATTCAAACCAACCAAAACAGAAAAACAAGAAACCCCGATGACTGCCGTGCAAGTGCAAAATCTTGCGGCACAAGGATTTAAAGTAAATGCTAGACCACTTGCAGATGGTAGTTTCATGGTTAGCGGGACAGACATTGGCGGGCAAGCTGGAGAAACAATCGAAACCACTTCAGAAGGCGGTGTTAAAATTACTCGCGGTGGTTCTGGTGCAAAAGCTGCTCAAGTTGCCGAAGAAGCAAAAAAACAATCGTTTGAAAGGTCTAGAGCTATTATTGGTTCAGCCGCAAAAATATTGCCTGAAATCAAATCGGTTCTTTCTGCTAATCCGCTTATTGCAAGGGGGCAGCAAACCTTGTCTGAAGTTCTTCCAGCGGGAGAAGCTGGGCGTATCGGTTCGGAACTGGAGACAATCAGAACGCAAACTTCTAAGGAGGAGATTGGCAAGATGAGAGCGTCGTCGCCGACTGGGTCGGCTGGTGGCAGCATCACCGAAAAAGAATGGCCGAAATTTGAAAACAGATTCGGCAAGATGGTTGTCGGAATGAATCCTAATGATCTTGTTTCCAATGTGCAAAAAACTGCATTAAACCAATTTGAGTCCGTCAATGGAACTCCTGAAGATGTGATCAAATTGTTTAGCAATGGCAAAATCACAAAGCCTGTCTTCGATGAATACATTAAAGAATACAAGCAAACGCGATCCATACTTGGTATTTCTGATGCTGGGACTGGCGGACCGGGGGACGACTGGACCAAATATAATCCAAACCTTTTAAGGTTTGATAAGGAGAAACAAAGCCAACTCAGTCCTCAGGCGCAAGCAATGCAAGAGGAAATCGACCTATTGAAGGCCAACAAGTAATCAAATCAACATGTCAATTAAAGTAATCTCTGAGCTTGAGGGTCAAAAACAACAAGCGACTTCGGAATTCAAGCTTCTAAGCGAACAAGCGCAATCATTATTTAATTCCGGAGATCAGCTTGGTGCAGCTAAGGCAACGCAGAAGGCACAGCAGTATGTTGATTTGGTGAACAAAGCCGATCTTATTATTCGCAATCAAAAAGAAAACATTGTAAGAAAACTTGCTGATGGATCATTCTTGAGTGAAAAAGATCCAATGGAAGCTCCATTGACAACCTCTGAAGGCATTGATAACAAGCTAGCCAAAGGGTTGTCCGCAGTTATTGGCCAACCAGTAAATATGCAGTCAGAGCTTGGGTGGGAAGATCGAAAGAATCTTGCTTTCCTTACTGACCCTTCTAAAGATGAATACCTAAAAGAAAAGTATGGCGAACCAAACGTGAAGACAATGAATGTCATGGGTGCGCCAGTAAGACTAATTAACGATGGCAGTGGATGGTTTCCAGTTGATCGTTATGACCTCACCTCAAAGGATTTCGCTGACGCTATTGGTGAGATTGTTCCAATGGCTGGATCTGTTGTTGGCGGAATTGGTGGTGCAGCATTGTCAAAAACTCCTGCCGGAACATCAATCGGAAGTGCTGCTGGATATACTGCTGCTGGAACACTTCAGGATTCTCTTGCAAAAGCCGTTCTCGGTGCTGGAGAAGGATTCGGCAACTCTATTATGCGTAGGTCAACCGAAGCTATGATCGGGCTTCCGATTGAATACGGCGTCACTAAAATTGGTGGTGCGCTTCTTCGTGACGTAGCAACAATGAGGAAGGGTAAGGTTTCGGAAAGAACAAAGTTAATTAACGAAGCTGGTGAGTTTCTTGCCAAGGAAGGATATCCAACAAGCTTGGCTCGATTTGCTGGCGGAAGTGTTGAAAAGCAAGAAAAAATGCTTCGCGCCGCACAGAATCTTCCAAATTCAAAGATCGGTCAAGACTTAGCTTTTGGAGCGAAACGTTTTTCGGCTTTCATGGACGACCAAGTTCCAAAAGGGGCTTTACCAACAGTCTTGTATGACGATACGATAAAAGCATTAAAGGCTGACAACGATCTTTATCTAAAACAAGTCGCGATTTCAGATAATGCTACTGCTCAAATCCTAAGAAGGAGCGCAAGCGAGGAAATGCAAAGACAAATGTATAAGCCCAAAATTGACGAGGGTGCTGCTGCATTGTATTTGAAAGAATCACTTGGAAAGGGCAAGGCTGTTGCGGAAAAAGCTAAAAAGGATATTTATGATCCGTTTTATGAAGAGGCTGACTCGCTTGTAAGTGTTAATCCAATTAAATTGGCTGAAAAAATAGAAGAATCGTTTTATAAAAGTGCATCCAGACCAATTGAAATACAACGTGTTATAGATAATTTGCGTGCTAGGCCAGGAAATGCGAAGAAAATCATAGACTTGCAAAAACAAATTGATAATGGCAAGTTATCTCCTGATGCTGAAGGTATTACTAGAAGAGAGATCCAGCGACTTGAGGAAATCTCGGGACCACTTAGTGCGAGTCAACTAGATGAACAGGTAAGGATCGTCAGGAACCAAGCCCCATCTGGTCCTATTGCTGGCAGTGGAGCCAACGAGTTAAAGAAAGCTGCAAGCACAGCTGAACGAGTAGTGAGTCAATTCCGTGATGACATTTATAGAAATACTTACGACGCATCAGGGAAAACAAAATTATATGATAGATGGACGGAAGCTACTAAAGTGTATGAGAACTTTCGTGAATACACCCAAACTGACCTTGCTAAAATCCTAGAAAGCAAGTTGGGAAAAACCATGACTTCAGGCGACATTATGAAAGCCGCCTATAAATCACCTGAAGACACTAATTTGATCCTTTCTGCAATCAAAAGAGACGACCCTAAAAACTTCCCGGCATTTGAGCGTTCAATGCAAGAGTCCTACATAAACAGTATTGGCCTAAATGGAAGAAAACTCGGTTCTAGCGAAGGATTTAATTTTGACGAGAGGATCGTAAAAGAACTTTTTGGTTCTGAAAATGGAGTCAAGGGACAACGGATGGTTAACAAGCTAATAGATTTGCAGGCTTACTTTAAAGCTCAGAAACTTGACCCATCTAAGATTACGTTTGATGACCTAAAGCAACTAGAGGGAGTTGTATCTCAGGACGCAATTAAGGAGATGAAGTTCCATATTGCCAATAGGATTTCAAATCAACAACACGCTGAGAAACTTGGGCGTAACGTTTTGATTAAGGACGTTTTAAATGGACACAAAGAATCGATTACTAGAGGAGAATTTCCTAGAGCATTGTATGATGCTGAACCGGCACAGGTGAAAAAGGTGTTTTCTAAACTTAATCCAGCTGAACAAAAGGCAACTCGAGAAGATTTCGCTGAATACGTATTTTCTCGTTACCCCGGTGATCCTGATTCAACGGTAATGAGATTGCAGCTTTGGAATGGTGATCATTTTCGCAAAGACATTGCAGCAAATCCTAAGCTGAAACAAAACATGGAGATTGCTCTTGGTGAAGACTTTGTTAATAGAATGATTGCTGCTTCTCGTCTCACTGAGGCAACTCAAACAGTGTCAAAGGGGGCTAGTATCAAGCCAACTGGTGTTGCTACTCCAAAAGAAGCTCGCTTCTTCGTTCCTATTGGCCCAATTATGAATTCCATTGGAACTCGGGCGACTGCTGCAATGTATAGAGCTGGATCATTGTTTCCGCTTCTTGGAAAGATGGCTCAGAAGGAGCTTACTCAAGAACAATTTCAAAGAGAAACGTCAAAAGCACTTGGCACTGCATTGCTTACGGCGAATGGTATTCAAGCTACATTGCAGACTGGAAGGTATGATCCGGAATGGTCACGTCGTCTTGGGCAAACACTTGGGACGGCATCGAAAGATTCGATTGATTACGCAAAAGCATTTGGATACGGAACACGCTTTTAATGAAGAGCGTTGCTTTTCAGTAAATTAAAGGTTAAAAAATCAAAGTGACTCCGGAACCAGCACCAATTGATCCAAACGAAAAGCTAAAAGCGGAATACGTTGACGAACGGGAAGACAAGTCTGCTTGGTTTCTTGAGGTCAAAGAACGTGCAAAGCATTCTCCGGGTAACTGCGTCGAACACTATGCGCCAAACAAGGCCGCAATGGCCCTGTGGCTGGCCGCACAAGGCGCGAGGATAACCGACATCCAGAAGAAGACAGGACTCGGCAGAGAGACGATCAGGGGCCTACAATGGCGTCATAACGATACGCTGGAAACAAAGCGCAAGGAGTTCTCGATGAGATACGCAATTGCGGCGCAAGATTACACCGATTTGCTATTTGAGCGTTCCCAACAACTGTTTGATAATCCAGAAGAGCTTGCAAAGATCAGTCCCGATAAGCTGGCCGTCACGGTTGGTATTCTTACCGACAAGGCAGCGCAACTTACTGGCATGGCTACTACCGTGGTTGAGCACCGAAAGGGAGCGAGTCTGGATGATGCGGCGAAAATGATCTTTGATGCAAAAGCTCGTATTGCCAGCAAGATCAAGAGTGACGCCATTGATGTTGAAATCATTAATGAATAAGTAAGATGAAC